CTAGTGTTTTAGGATTCTTTTTACGAGTGCCGTTTAAGGGAATATGATCAAATGTCATAATTCTAAACACAATATCTGTTTTGGCAATTTTTTTGTAGTCTACTTCGCAGTCTGCTTGTTTAACCTTTTCCCCTGCTTCTTTACGTCTAGCATATTCTTCCTGACCTAGACGTTTTGCTCTTGCTCTTTTTGCTTCTGCAACAGTTCTAATGTTAATTTTATCAACTGACGGCAGTATTAAATCGTATCTGTGATATTTTGGATCAGTAAACGAGCAAAACGTGTTTTTACTTTTATGGATTTCGTCTAATAAATCCTTGTTATTCAAATAGTTTACTTTCATAAGATTCCTATGTTCTTCTACTATTATAAACTAAGCACTTAATTTTGTCAACTAAATAATATACCAAAGGAGATGATATGGCATTATTTGATGTAGGCCCTGGTCTAAACGTAGTTAATGGCGCACTAGGTGCTGCAAAAGGTGTTCTTAATACCGCTAGTAATCTTGCCGGTGCGCTTAATAATTTATCGAATCCCGCTGCTCTGATCAGTAAATTACGAAGTATTAATCTACCATCAGGTGGTGAAGTGGGATCGTTCTTAACTAATGCAGCCGCATCATTTGCTGGCGCAGATGCCAGCAACGATTGGCGAGTTAGACTCAGCGTTCCTTCAGCATTTATGGGTAGTACTGTATTATCTCCATTAGTTCAAGCTGGCGGCTTAGTATTTCCCTACACTCCTGCAATCAGTATTAATAGTTCTGCCTCATACGAAGATCAGCCGCTGACGCATCAAAACTATCAATTTACTTTTTATCAAAATAGTAGAGTTGATAGGATACAAGTTGTTGGTGCTTTTAACGTAGAAGACGGCGCACAAGCTCTTTATTGGTTAGCAGCTGTTCACTTACTTCGCAGCGCCACTAAAATGTTTACCGGCGAAGGCGACCTATCAGGAAATCCACCGCCTATATTAAAACTAAACGGCTACGGCGACTACGTTTTTAAAAATGTACCAGTTGTAGTAACAGGCTTTAGCGTAGATCTTCCTGCAGATGTAAATTACATTAACACTAGTGTTGCTGCCGCAGGCATATTAGGCCTTGGCGGTGGGTCGGGACCATTAAGTTCTATTGCAGGACTTTCCAGTTCTGGAAGACAATTGGCAGGACTAGCAGGCGCAATAGGTGCAAATAAAATTGCTGGCGCACTAGGCGCAGCCGCTACCCTCGGCGGAGCCGTTGCTGGAGTTAGTAATTTGTTAGGCGGCCTAAAAGGATCAATAGCCAATGGCGGATCTTTTGGAACCTCCGGCAATAGTTGGGTTCCAGTTAAGAGTACACTAAACATTACACTCCAACCTATCTATAGTAGAACGCTAGCAAGACAATTTAGTTTACAGACCTTTGTCAATGGCGGATATGTCAACGGAGGATACGTCTAATGGCCAAATATGCTAACACCAGTCCTTGGTACAATACCGGCTCTGTGCAAAACTATCTTGGGATCTTACGTATTAGACCAGTAGCTGCAGAAGCTGACGATTTTGTTTACAAAATAGAACCGCAATATACTCACAGACCCGATCTACTTGCACACGATCTATATGGATCGTCTAAACTTTGGTGGGTTTTTATACAACGAAACTTAGACATTTTGCAAGATCCGATATACGATTTTGTTCCGGGGGTTGAAATACATATTCCTAAACGGTCTGGTCTATTCAAAGTGTTAGGAATATAATATGCCTAGTTTTGATGTTGGCTCAGCCGCCACAACTCTAACTAATACCGCTAAACAAGTAGTTCAAGATACCGGAGTAGCATCTGCTCTTAGTGCAGCATCTAACACTATTAGTAAAGCTAAGGATTTAATAACTTCCGGATTAAGTGTCAACATCAGTAACATCACTAGCGCCATTCCGGGAGCATCAGAAATACAATCTGCTATTGAACAGGCTAGGAGTAATGTTAACAAATTAGGAAACTTATTTGAAAATGCTGTTAAAGCAATTACTACAGTTGCATCAGGATTAAGCGGCCCCGTTCCTAATATATTGAATAATTATAGTTCCTTTAATTATATTTTTTCTCTAAGTGTACTAGATGATACACAGATTAATTTTCCAGACGAAACTTATCGATTGGGCATACTTGGACCGCTAATTTTAAAAAGCGGTAGCGGAAGTCCTAATAACAGAATTCCTACCGCATATAAAACATTATCAAACCCCACCGGCATTTACGAATTTTTTATAGAAAATCTACAAATAGACAGTAGTATTGGGTTTAATCCAGGCACTGGCAATACCAATGCTACCGGATTTAAAATAAAAATTATTGAACCTTATAGCATGGGCATGTTTTTTGAAGTGTTACAGACTGCAGCACTAACTGCCGGACATCAAAATTATACAGATATGCCACTGTTGTTATCATTAGAATTTAGAGGACACATTGACGCTAATTTACAAAACGTGCAAATTGACGCTACTACTAAACATTTTCCTCTTAAACTAATGAATCTTTCAATGAAGGTTACGGGAAAAGGTTCAGAGTATGAAATTGATGCGTATCCGTTTAACGAAAAAGCATATTCAACAGTGTACTCACAACTTAAAACAGATGCATCGCCGGTTGGCTCATCTGTAGTCGAAATGTTACAAAGTGGTCAAAATAGTCTACAGGCTATATTAAACAGCAGATTACAGGAAGCAGTGAAACGTAAAGATGTTAACGTTGCAGATCAAATACTAATTAGTTTTCCTAAAGATCTTAAAACTGGCTTAGCAATTACTAAAGATGACGACGGCAACGATATGCCTGCTGTGGCAGATCCAAAAAGCGGCAGCGGCGGGTTTGACTTATTTTCTAAGCTGCGAGTTAAAACTAGTACCCTAAACAAAACACAAGTGCAAGAAGAAGGCACAATAAATGATATTGGGTCAAGCACTATGGGATTTAGCCTATATAATAACGGTGGAACTCCGTTTGCTAAAGATAATTTTGCCTACGATGAAAAAACTGGAACATATACCCGGGGTGATATAACAATAGATCCTAAAATTGGACAGTTTAAATTTTCACAAGGCACTGACATAGTTAACGCAATTAATCAAGTTATCTTAATGAGTGAATATGGTAGGACGGCCCTAAATCAAATTAGTTCAGACGGTTCAGTTAAATGGTGGCGTGTTGAGACACAATTTTTTTACATACCAACTGATGAAAACATAGCCAAGAGTGGTGTAAAACCAAAACTGGTAGTATATCGAGTAGTACCCTATGACGTAGATGCTAGCATTTTTCAACCGCCAAACGCTGCTAGACCTGGTACAGAAGAAGCTAAAGCACAAGTTATTAAAGAATATAACTATATCTATACCGGTAAAAATACTGATATTATCGACTGGAATATTGAATTTATGGCTGGCTTTTATACAGCCATGCGATCAGACGGTGGACAAAATAGTGGCGATAAAGATCTATCGGAACAACAAAGTGGTGCTGCTAACGGCGAACCAGATCCTAGCGGCACACCTACAGGACAAGCACCCAAACAAGGACAGATTCCAACTACTGTATTGAAAGACGGTGTATTAACTAGTACAGCATACAAAGGCGGTGGCGGCCTAGATGACAATGCCAGTATTGCCGCCAGACAGTTTCACGATGCACTAGTGTCGGGTAATGATATGGTAGCTTTAGATTTAACAATTTTAGGCGATCCGTATTATCTTGGAGACAGCGGTATGGGCAATTACACAGCCACAGCCACTGACAATAAGCATATTAATGCTGACGGTGCAATGAATTATCAAAGTGCCGAAGTTAGAGTTACTGTAAATTTTAGATCACCGGCTGATATTAATCATATTACTGGAATGTATGATTTCACTAGTACGTCTGTGTCTCAGTTTAGCGGGCTATATAGAGTGCAGACAGTTAGTTCAAGTTTTCAACGAGGAAAGTTTACACAGATTTTAAAAATGTTTAGACTTAAAGGTCAAGAAATTCAAAGTACCGGTAAACCTGTGTTGGCTACTTCGGTCTCCGAATCAATTATTCCGTCAGATGTACAAACCTTTGACGACGGATCGAGTATACAGACGTTCGACGACGGATCAACGTTGGTAACAGATTCTGAAGGTAATGTTACATCAACACCAGCACCATAAAAGAGATTATTAACCATGGCAGAAGAAACAAGAGTAGCAACGGGTTCTGAAAAATCAAGTCCAGGACCGTTCTTGGCAAAAATTGTTAGTCACTTAGATCCTACCTACATGGGAACGTTAGAAGTTCAATTGCTTCACGAAGTAGGCAATGACGACGATGAAGGTCAACTACATCAAGTAAAATATCTTAGTCCGTTTGCCGGCCAAACTAGTGTTGACTTTGTCGGAGAAGATCCCGACGATTACGATAATACTCAAAAGAGTTACGGTATGTGGGCCGTGCCGCCTGATGTTGGCAATATTGTGATGGTAATTTTTGTAGACGGTGACCCACGTAAAGGTTATTGGATAGGCTGTGTGCCTGACTTGTCGATGAACTTTCAAGTTCCAGGCCATGCTGCTACATCATTCCATGTAGATGGCACAGAAGAACGAGTACCAGTAGCTGAATATAACAAAATAGCACAAGCATCTACAGTCGATCCTACTCAAATTAAAAAACCCGCAAGTCCATTACAAGATATATTACAAGAACAGGGACTGTTAAAAGACGATACCCGCGGTATTACAACCAGCAGCGCCCGTCGAGAAGTACCTAGTGCAGTATTTGGAATTTCAACTCCGGGCCCGATTGATAAAAAACCTGGTGCAAAAAAAGGCCGATTTGGAAAGTCTGAGCATAGAGTTGCACACGGATTTGTCAGTAGACTAGGCGGAAGTAGTTTTGTAATG